TGACAAAAAGCATATGAGTATGCTAGAAGACTTCTGGTTACCTCGCCGCGAAGGCGGTAGAGGAACAGAGATCTCCACTCTACCTGGCGGACAGAACCTTGGCGAACTTAAGGATGTTGAGTATTTCAGAAAGAAACTATACAACTCCCTAAACCTGCCACCATCTCGTCTGACAGACGATAACAAGGCATTTAACCTGGGTAAGACTACAGAGATTCTGCGCGACGAACTGAAGTTTAGTAAGTTCATCGGTCGTCTCCGCAAGCGTTTCTCCTCACTCTTTCACGATATTCTCAAGACTCAACTGATCCTTAAAGGTATCATTACTCCTGATGATTGGGAGGAAATGGAAGAGCATATTCAGTATGACTTCCTGTTTGACAATCACTTCAACGAATTGAAGCAGCAGGAGCTTATGATGCAGCGCATCACTCTTGTTACACAGATGGATCCTTTTGTTGGTAAGTATTTTTCTTCGGAGTATATCCGCCGTCAGGTTCTTATGCAGACCGAGAAGGAGTACAAAGAAATTACCAAGCAAATGCAATCTGATATTGATTCGGGTATGGCAATTGATCCCGTTGATGTCAATACTCTGGACATGATGGATAAGCAAAACTCTGCTTATCAACCAGAAATTACAGCGCAACAAGCAGCAGACTCTGCGGATCGTGAACTAGAAAAAGCAAAGGAGATGGAAAAATTAAAGCCTGCTCCTACTGCTTCAAAACCAAAGTCTAATAAATAATTGATATCTACGGATAATTTTAATAGTATGGATACACCATTAGAATCTGAATTGGTTGACATTGTTGATCTGATCGCAGACAAAAAACGCGGAGAAGCGTTGGATAAAATTAATGACTATCTTTATTCAAAAGCATCCGACGTTATCGACACGTACAAACAAACAGTAGCCTCATCATATTTTGATGAACCTACTGGGGACGAACCATCGGCAGAAGAATGAAACTTATCACAGAAAACATCGAAGACATCCAAATCCTCACCGAGGAAAAGGATGGTAAGAAGAACCTTTACATCGAAGGTGTATTCTTGCAGTCCGAAATCAAGAACCGTAACGGACGTATCTATCCTTTCTCCGTATTGGAAAAAGAAGTAGGTCGTTACAACGAAGAGTATGTCAAAACTGGACGTGCTCTGGGAGAGCTTGGGCATCCCGATGGTCCTACTGTGAACCTAGATCGCGTTTCTCATAGAATTACTTCTCTCAAAGCGGAAGGCAATAACTTCATTGGCAAGGCACAGATTCTTGCCACACCAATGGGTAACATTGCGAAGTCCCTGCTTGAGGAAGGTGTGAAGTTAGGAGTTTCTTCCCGTGGTATGGGTAGTATTGATCGCCAAGAGAATGCTAACTATGTCATGGATGATTTTATGCTTGCTACCGCAGCAGACATTGTTGCGGATCCTTCCGCTCCTGATGCATTTGTTAACGGCATCATGGAAGGTAGGGAGTGGGTATGGGACAACGGTATTCTACAGGAAAAGACTGTTGCTAAATACCAAAGATACATTGACGAATCAACGAGAAGAGAGATGGAAGCAAGAACACTACAGGTGTTTGAGCACTTCCTCTCAAATCTCTAATATTAATAAATAATCATAGAATAATTATCAGAAATTTACGGGGAAACTCAAATGTCAGATATGTTAAAGGAAAAATTTGAGGAGTTTGTAACCGAATCAGGTTTGGTTGTAGAAGCTGGCGATCCTATGCCAACTGTTTCCGCATCCGTTATTCCTGGTGGTGGATCCGCACCCGCAGGACAATCCAAAACTGAAGTCAACTCCAAAGCAGGAGCTGGCGAAGGCAAGGGTTCTGTAGGTACAGATGCAGTCAACGGTTACGGCGCTCAACAGTCTATCACCGACAACGGTGGTCCACGTCCAGATGGTAACGATGAGGGCGAGGATAATCCTGGCGCTAAAGCATCTGCTCCTGTTGGTGCTAAAGGCGCACAGAGCGATGGTACTGCACAGACCGCTAACATCAACGATGCTGGTGATCAGGGTAAGACTGTTACTGTTGGTGCTGATGCAGCATATGCTACCAGCACTGGTCCTAACGTAACATATCCCATCAAGCCTTCCTTTGAGTCCCTTGATATGAGTGCAGACGTTGCAGCACTCACCGAAGGAACCGAACTTTCCGAAGAGTTCAAAGAAAAAGCAACGACAATTTTTGAGGCAGCAGTCAAGTCCAAGCTCTCTGAAGAGTGGAAGAAACTCGAAGAGCAGTTCGAGACTCGTCTCAATGAGCAAGTAGCTGAAGTAAAAGCAGAACTTGCTGAAGAAGTTGGTGGCACCGTTAAGTATGCTATCACTTCATGGTTAGAAGAGAACCAAGTCGCAGTTGATCGCGGCATCCGTAATGAGATCACTGAAGATTTTATTGCTGGACTTAAAAATCTCTTTGAAGAGCATTACATTAATATCCCCGACGACAAAGTTGATGTTGTCGAAGGATTGACTGAAGATCTTCGTAAGATGGAAGAACGCCTTGACGAACAGGTCAAAGCAAATGTGAAACTTCAAGGTCGTCTTGATGAGTCTGCAAAAACTGTAGTTCTGAACATTGTTTCAGAAGGTCTGGCAGACACCCAGAAAGACAAATTAGCTTCTCTCGCTGAAGGCGTAGAGTTTGAGACAGAAGAGAAGTTCGTAGAGAAACTAAAAACTCTCCGCGAGTCATACTTCCCCTCGGGTTCTGCTCCAAAGGCAGAAGTTACCGATGAAACTCCAGTAGAAGGCGAGGAGGTATCCCCAGCAATGGCGGCTTATCTCAACGCAATCAACCGCTGGAATTCCTGATAATATAAATCCCTTTTCAAAAAACAATCGGAGTAAAAATGTTTAACGCAGAAAAACTCCAGGAAAAGTGGGCACCTGTTCTTGGTCACGAAGGCGCTTCGCCTATTGGTGACAAATACAAGAAAGCAGTTACCTCTGTTCTCCTGGAAAACCAAGAAAGATTCCTACGCGAAGAGCGTGGAATGCTAAACGAAGTTGCAGTTAACAGCCTCGGCGCTGGTACTGTAACCCCTGCTGGTTCAGCACTGGGCAACGCTAACACTGCAGGTCTTGCAGGTTTCGATCCCGTTCTGATCAGCCTCGTCCGTCGTGCAATGCCTAACCTGATGGCATATGACGTTTGTGGCGTCCAACCAATGTCTGGTCCTACTGGACTTATCTTCGCAATGCGTTCCCGCTACGAGAACCAAGGCGGCGAAGAGGCACTGTTCAACGAGCCTGATACTGGATTCACCGCTGGTTACGATGCTAACCAGGGCGACTACACCCCACGTACTGGTGCTGGTGTTGGTGGCGATTCCGAAGGCAACAACCCTGCTCTCCTCAACGACGCAGCACCTGGCACCTACGAAGTAGGTCGTGGCATGTCTCGTGAAGATCTTGAGCGTATGGGCGAATCTGGTCGTCTCTTCCGCGAGATGTCCTTCAGCATCGAGAAGACCTCGGTAACTGCGAAGTCCAGAGCACTCAAAGCAGAGTACACCCTAGAACTCGCACAAGACCTCAAGGCAATCCACGGTCTTGATGCAGAGCAAGAACTAGCTAACATCCTGTCCAGCGAAGTTCTCGCAGAAATCAACCGTGAAGTCGTTCGTACCGTCTACACAGTTGCTAAAGTTGGTGCTCAAAACAACGTAGCAACCCCTGGCGTATTTGACCTCGACGTTGACTCCAACGGTCGCTGGTCTGTTGAGAAATTCAAGGGTCTGCTGTTCCAAATCGAGCGCGATGCAAACGCAATCGCACAAGAGACTCGTAGAGGAAAGGGCAACTTCCTGATCTGTTCAGCTGACGTTGCTTCTGCACTTGCAATGGCAGGCGTACTTGACTACTCTTCAGGTCTTAACGGTGCTGGTGGTCCTTCCATCGGTCAGGTTGATGACACTGGCAACCTTTCAGTCGGTACAATCAACGGTCGCATCCGCGTCTATGTTGATCCTTACGCTGCTAATCTCTCTGACAAGCACTACTACGTTATCGGTTACAAGGGCACCTCGCCTTATGACGCAGGTCTCTTCTACTGCCCATACGTACCCCTCCAGATGGTTCGCTCGATCGATCCTAACACCTTCCAGCCCAAGATTGGCTTCAAGACTCGTTACGGCATGGTCAGCAACCCATTCGTCACCACCAACGGTGCATACAACGGCACCCCCGATGGCGAAGCACTTACCGCAAATGCGAACATGTACTACAGAAGAGTACAAGTTACCAACCTCATGTGATCCATCACTTCAGGTTTTCCACAGGGGTCCCGAAAGGGACCTCTTTTTTTGTCTAAATAATTCTGGCTCGTATCATGTTTAGAATCATGGCAACAGCAGTAGAGCGAGAAGCACAGGCAGCAGAGGCAGCAAAAAAAGCAACAGAAACACCAACAAAGAAAAGATCGCCAATAAAGGTAGCGGCGTTGGCATTAGGTGCTTTGGTTGGTGTATCTCATATTGGTCTTTTAGGTTATATTTTTAGACCACAAGAGAAAGTACATCCAGTTCCTACGATCAATATTCCAAGAGGACCATATTCATCTTACAAAATTAAAGCTGGCAAAGATGGATATGAGATTGAGTATCGTTCAGATGATCCCAAAGTTTTAGAATCCGAAAGATCTCTTGACCTGAATAAAGAGAAGAGAGGAATGTTTGGAGGTGGTACGGAAAAAAGATTGGAATA